TTGGATACTAAAAATAGTTTACTTACATTATATACATCGGAAGCACCCATTATAAATCAATTATTAACTAATAATGGGGATTGGTTTAAAAGCAATAATCCTTTTACTAACTACATTGAATATGAATGTATTAAAAAGTATGATGTTAATAAAAGTAAAGATAACTATATAGAGTGTTATGAAAAATAAAAATTTAGTTGTTATTTTGTGTTATTGTGACACTCAACCTAAACTTGACTTATTATCTAGTATGGTTGAATCACTAAAAGACAAGTATAATATAATGATATCTACTCATTCAGCTATACCTTTAAAAATACAAAAAGATATAGATTATTTAGTTTATGATAAATCTAACCCAATTTTACGGTACCCTGAAAGAGGGATGCAGTTTTGGAAAAAAATATTAGATATAAGTATTAAAATAACTCATATCATGGATGATTATGGGTGGACTGTATTTAATTTAAAACAAAATGCAATTTCATTAGGTAAAAATTTAGATTATAATTATTATTCCTTTATTAATTATGATGTAGAAATAACTAAGGAAGTATTAAAAACACTAGATAATCCAAAAGATTTTATTTGTAGTAATTTTATAGACCCTAATTCAAAAAAATCATTATTCCCTAGTTTATTATTTAATATTTTAAGTAAGGATAATGCTAATAAAATTCACAACTTAATATCTAAAAAATCTTATACAGAATCCCTTCCAGGTACTGATCATGCCTTGTATTTTGATGCCGAAGCATATTGGGGAAAATTAATTTCAAATTTTGATTATGTAAAATTAGATACTAAAATAGAAGGAATTTTAGAAACCGGAAACTCTGATGTTTTAAATTATAACAAACTAAATAATGAATTTAGATTATTTTTTGATCAAACCCAATTATTAGTATATGACAATTTATCTAAACATGGTATAAAATTAAATATTAATACCCAAGATATAACAATAACACAGGTAAACCAATTAATAAAATTTTCTACAATAAAAAATATCGGTTTTTATCACGATAAAAGGTTAATTGATCTTACTGATATATACCATAATAAAGATCGCAATAAAATAGAAAATTTTTAATATTTATAATTAAACTAAAATAAAATGAGTACAACAAAGTTATTAAAAGAAGAGTTACAACAGTTAAGAGATTTTCAATCACAAGATAATGAAATTACTTTTGCCCTAGGACAAATAGAATTAAGAAAAATATTTATTGAAAAAGAAAAGCAAAATCTTCAAACCCGATATCAAACACAACTCCAACAACAAGAAAAATTAGGTAAGGAATTACAAGAAAAATATGGGGATGGTAATATTGATTTAGAAAAAGGAGAATTTATTAAGTTAGAATAGTTCTTTGAGAAAATCTTTAATATGTATAATAAAACAATATTAAAAATAACATATAAAGATGGCAGAAACATTATTATCTCCAGGTGTATTGGCTAGAGAAAACGACCAATCATTTATTACTCAACAACCCGCTGAAATTGGTGCCGCAATTATAGGACCAGCAGCTCTGGGTCCAGTTGAAGTTCCTACTTTAGTTACTTCTTTTAGTGAGTATTCAGCAATTTTCGGTACTACGGTACAAAGTGCATCAATTGCATATTCGTACTTAACTTCATTATCAGCAAACAACTACTTTCAAAGTGGGGGATCAAGTTTATTAGTTACAAGAGTAACACCTGAAAACTTTACTTCTGCAACAAGTTCATTTATGAGTACTGTAGATGGGTCTGGTTTATTAACAGGAGATACAAATGCAGCAGCATTATTTACTTCAGTTGCAGATGCCGGAACTTCATTTTCAGGGTCAGGAATTGAAATATACGCTGCACCCCAAACTTATACTCAAACAGGTACAGGAACGGGAGCAACATTTGCCCTTCAAACTAACAATGGAGTATTAACTGGAGTTACTGCATCAGCAGCTGGAAACGGATACGAAGTAGGAGATACAATTACTTTTTCATCAAATGATGTAGGTGGTTCTCCATTAGTAACAACAGAATTAACAGGCTCAGCTACTTTAGGATTTTCAAATGGTAATAACGCTTCAGATTTTACAATTACTCAAGGAGCTACTGTTGGTACAGATGCCATAGTAAGTGGTGTAAATTCTGCTAATGTAACAGGTGTAACATTTACTCTAACTACATCAGGTGGAGTTGGATCTGCTGCTATTACAACTATAACAGCAACATCAGTAGGAGAAGGGGTTAAAGTAGGAACTATATTTACTATATCCGCAGCTGCCATTAATAGTGCAATAGGTGCAGGTGCAGGTACAGGTAATACTGTAATTACAGTTACAGCATTAGATTTAGTAGCAGATACTGCAGAATTAAAAATAGTAGAAAGTAATTTAGCAGATTTAAATCAACCTTTTGTATTAGAAACTATCTCTGAAGGAGAGGTAATGAATACCGGGGTACAACAATTAAGTGAAGGTGCTTTAGCAACTGGTTCGGCACAAAATGTACGCTGGTCAATTGCTGGTGTAAATACAGGATCAGGAACATTTAGTTTACTTGTTCGTAGAGGAAATGATAATGCTAATCAACAAACAGTATTAGAACAATATTCAAATGTATCATTAGACCCTTACCAACCAAATTATATTGCAGCACAAATTGGTGATATTAGCAAACGTTTGGTTAATGAAGGTGCAGATTATTTTGTACAAGAATCAGGATCATATGCTAACTTATCAAGATATGTAAGAGTTAAGTCTGTAAATATGAAAACTCCAAATTATTTCGATAATAATGGACAAGCAAAATCACAATTTACAGGGTCTTTACCTGCTGTCCAATCTGGTTCATTTAATGGAGCTGTAGGAAAAAATATAGTAGACGGAAGAGTTGCTAATTTTTATGGGGACATAGGAAATGGTGCCGCATTTGACACACAAGGTTTAACTGGTAGTAATTATGATAACGCAATTGCCTTATTAGGAAATATAGATGAATACCAATATAATGTAATAAGTGCTCCTGGATTACTTAACGCAACTCACGCAACACAAACGACAGCTTTAATCAATAACTCAATAAATAGAGGAGATAATATTGCAGTACTAGACTTAGTAAAATATGGTAGCTCAGTAGCTTCAGTTTCACAAGCAGCATCTGCATTTGATAATAGTTACGCAGCAACATATTGGCCATGGGTTCAAATGATTGACCCACAAACGGGTGAATTAGTATTTTGCCCTGCGTCAACTGTAATTCCTGGAGTGTATGTATTTACAGATGCTTCAAGTGAACCATGGTTCGCGCCTGCAGGTTTAACTAGAGGTGCTTTAGGACAAGTAGTTAGAGCTGAAAGAAGATTAACAGCAAATAACAGAGATACTTTATACGAAGCAAATGTTAACCCATTAGCAACCTTTCCACAATCTGGAGTAGTTGTATTTGGACAAAAAACATTACAAAAACGTTCTAGTGCTTTAGATAGAGTAAATGTACGTAGATTGTTAATTGCTCTTAAAGGATTTATTTCTGGAGTAGCTGATAATTTAGTATTCGAACAAAATACAATTGCTACAAGAAACAATTTCTTAAGTGTAGTTAATCCTTATTTAGAAGGAGTACAACAGAGACAGGGATTATATGCATTTAAAGTAGTAATGGATGATACTAATAATACACCAACTGTAATAGATAGAAATGAGTTAGTAGGACAAATATTCTTGCAACCAACTAAAACAGCTGAATTTGTAATTCTTGATTTCAATGTATTACCAACTGGAGCAACATTTCCAGCATAAAAACTAAAAAGATAAATATTTATAATAAAATAAAAAAATAAAATGGCAGTATTAGATCCAAACGAAATATTTTTCACCGCTTTTGAGCCAAAACAAGCTAATAGGTTTATCATGTATATTGATGGTATTCCAGCTTATTTAGTAAAAGAAGTAGGGGCTGTAACTTTATCACAAGGTACAGTTGAATTAAATCATATTAATGTATCAAGATATGTAAAAGGAAAATCCACTTGGGATCCAATTTCTTTAACATTATTTGATCCAATTACCCCATCTGGAGCACAAGCAACTATGGAATGGGTACGTTTACATCACGAATCAGTTACTGGTCGTGATGGGTATAGTGATTTCTATAAAAAAGATCTTACTTTTAACGTACTAGGACCTGTAGGAGATATTGTATCTGAATGGATTATAAAAGGTGCATTTATTACAAACGCATCATTTGGAGATTATAATTGGGATACTGTAGATACTGCTCAAAATATAAGCATTACAGTACAACCAGATTATTGTATTTTAAACTTCTAAAAACATTACTTTCCCCTGATTTAGAAAATAGCTTGGCTTCGGTCAGGCTTTTTCTTATATTCATATGTATAATATGAACAAACGTTATTATTAAATAAAGATTATGGCAGATTTTAAACTAGCAACAGAAATAGTAGACTTACCTTCTAAAGGATATTTATATTCAAAAGATTCCTCACTAGCTGATGGAAAAATTGAAATTAAGTATATGACCGCTAAAGAAGAAGATATTCTTACTAATACCTCTTATATCCAAAAAGGAACAGTATTAGATAAATTATTCCAATCATTAATTGTCTCTAAAATAGATTACAATGAATTAATAATTGGAGATAAAAACGCAATTATGATTGCTGCTCGTATTTTAGGATATGGTAAAGATTATACTTTTACATATGAAGGTGTAGAAGAAACAATAGATTTAACAGAAGTTAACAATTCAGAAATTGATGATGATCTGTTCAAATCCGGTAAAAATGAGTTTAGTTTTACATTTCCTCACTCTGGTAATGAAATTACTTTTAAATTATTAAATCACGGAGATGAAACAAAAATCCAACGTGAACTTGATGGTTTAAAGAAAATTGATAAAAACTCTGATCCAACACTTACTACAAGATTAAAACACACTATTCTTTCAGTTGAAGGAAAAACAGAAAAAAAAGATATTCGAGAGTTTGTAGATAAATATCTGCTAGCACGAGATGCTCGTGCTTTAAGAGAATATATTAAGTCAATGTCACCGGATGTAGATTTAACTTTTTTTCCCTCTGGTAGCGAAACAACAAAAACCATTCCAATTGGGGTTGGATTTTTTTGGCCTGACTTTGGAAAATAGTCCAGTATACAGAAAAAATTTATTTACTCAAATACATAACATAGTCTTCCATGGAAATGGAGGCTATGATTGGTTTACGATTTATAATATGCCTATTTGGTTACGTAAATTTACTTTTCATGAAATAAATGAGTACAATAAGTCCCAAAATGAAAAATCAAATAAGTCTAAAGACAAAGATTCTTTGGTTAATACTAAGGGTCAAGTAAACCAACCTAAATTTCAAAATAAAACTAGTTATAAGTAAAATTATACTCTTTAATATTTATAACAAAATACCCTTATGGCCTTAGGAGACGATGTAAAAAAAGCAAAAGAAGAAGCGCAGGATTTTAAAGAAATAATGTTGTCATTAGACTCAACATTAGCATCTTTGGCTGTTACATTTGCAAATGGGTTTGGTAAAGGAGTAGATGATGCTATAGTAAAAGCAGAAAAATTAACTAGGGTTTATGAAAAAGATCTTTCAAAAGCCATAACTCAATCTAAAAAAGATCAAGAAGCTATAAATAAACTTCAAGATCAAGCTAATAAAGGTAAAGCTAGTGAAGCTGCTATAGCTTCAAAAATTGCTGACATAGAATCAAAAAGACAATCGGTTCTTGATAAAATTGAAAATGCTAAAAGGGAAGGTTTAAAAATTGATTATGAAGAAGCAAATGCTTTAGTAGGAGTTTACAACCAACAAGAAAAAATTACTAAAGAAATTCAAGATAGAGTTAAAGCCCAAGATAAATCTTTAGGTGCTATTGGCAAAATTTCAGGAGCATTTACTGGTTTATTAAGTAAGCTAGGAATGGGTGATCTTAATAAGTTTTTTAACTTAGATAAGGCAAATGAAGCATCTAAAGTACAATTAGAAAACCTAGGTAAAAGTGCAACCGCAGGCCAAAAAATAGGTATTGTTACTAAGAACATGGCTAAAAATTTAGATATGGCTGCGTTAGGAGCAGGTGCTTTATTTAAAGTCGCAGGATTTCTATTTGACCAGTTTAAAAAGTCAGACCAATCTACAACTGAAATTGCTCGTGGTCTTAGCATATCTAAAAAAGAAGCTCAGGCATTTAAAAAAGAAATGCATGAATCCAGTATGGCAGCGGGTAGTATTGGTATTACTATAAAAGAACAGACAAAAGCAGTAATGTCCCTAAATAAAGCTTTAGGGGGAACAGCAATTGCCTTTGATAAAGATATTAGAGAAGGAGCAGCTGAAGCACTTGGCTTACTTGGACTATCCGAAGAAGCAGTAGCTAATATGGCTAAAGAAGCCATGATTGCTGGTAAAAGTTTTAAAGAATTAGAAAAAGAACAAACAAAAGGAGTTTTAAATGCTGAAAGAGAATTTGGTATTAGATTAAAATTATCAGATGTATTAGATGAAACAAACAAAATTACAGGAATTGCCCGAGTTAATGCTATGGGTATTGAAGGTGGTTTAGCAAAAGCCGTTGCCACAGCTAAATCTTTAGGTATCGAAATGAGTGCAGTTGCGGGATCCGCAGGGCAATTATTGGATTTTGAATCTTCAATTACTAAAGAATTAGAAGCTGAAATGTTAATTGGTCGAGATTTAAATCTTGAAAAAGCAAGATCAGCTGCTTTAGCAAATGACCAAGAAGCATTAGCAAAAGCATTAGTTGAAGAAGCAGGTAGTCTAGAAGAACTACAAGAAATGAATGTTTTTCAACAACAAGCATTAGCAGGTGCTTTAGGAATGAGTGCTGATCAATTAGCAGATAGTTTAATGACTGGAGAAGCATTATCTACCCAAGCACAAGCTGATTTAGATAGAAAAGCAGATGAAGTAAAAGCAGCTGAACAATTACAATCTTTACAAGAACGACAAGCTAGAGCAATGGAAAAATTCTCAGAAACAATTCAAATGTTAGGTCCTTTATTGTTAGTAGCCGCTGCTGCAGCAGCAGCAATTGCTGTTGCTATGTCATTTGGTGCAGCAACACCCTTCGTTGTTGCTGGTATTCTTGCAACAGCCGGAGCTGTTGGAGGAATAATGGCTCTTAATAAAGTAGAAGATGGAGTTGCACCTCCAGGATCGGGACCATTTACAATTCAAGATAAATTTGGTGCTACTACAATAACAGCAGCAGGTGATGGTTTAGCAGTTTCACCAAATATTAATACAACAGGAGGAGCTGGAGGAAATGCCAATATGGGTGAAACAAATATGTTATTAAAACAAATTTTAAGTAAAGAAGGAACAGTTAAAATGGATAGTACTGAAGTGGGTACTGCTTTTTCTGTAGGTTCTAGACAAATACAATAATATAATATTTATAATAAAAACAATTAATTATGGGACTTTTAAACAAATTAGAAACAGGCCAATCCACATTAACTGGGTTAAATGGTGGTACACCAGCAACACCTGAATTTTCACTATCAAAATTACATGATACTTATTCAGTAAATGGTGATCCAAATGTACCTAACAAACCATCTCCATCAAGTTTAGATTCTGGCAATCCAGCAAGATATTTAAATAATTTACCTGGATAATAAAATATGGGACTTATAGATTTAACAACTGACCTTAAATCATTAAGGTATGGACAAGACCGTTTAGGTGGTGGGAGTAGTAATGAACCATTTATTACTCAACCCATTGATAGTACACCTGGAGAGGGTGCTGGTCTTGATTTCCTTTTAAGAGCTAATTCTTTACAAAGAGTAGCTGACGATACTACAAGGATGTTTAAATATCTAAAAAGTCCAAAAGGTTTACAATTTATAGCAAAACAAAATCTTTTATCTAGATCCGCAGTTAAATCCCAAGCAAGTAATGGACCTTTAAATGATGGGGTTTATTTACCAACTTCAACTTTAGCTCAAATAGCAGTAAATGCTGGAGGGGGACATTTGTTAAAACAAGGAATAAATCCCTTTGCAAATACAACAGCAGATGCCTCTAATACTGGTATAGGTATTCTTGATGATGTTTTAAATTTTTTATCTGATGATTTACCTTTATCTACCCCTTTTTACGCTAAAAAAATTGAAGTAGTAAAAGGAGATCCTAAAGGGGGAAAAGGTAACAGATTAGTAGATTTAGTTGATTATAAATTAGGAATATCCCAAGGAAATAGTTCTCAATCTTTTTTAGATCAATTAATTAGCGGAGGTTCAGGTGGTGGTGGTATTGGAGGTTTTTTAGGTGGATTTGGTGGAGGAATATTAAATAATATATTAGCAACATCACCATCAGCAGGACAAAAATATAATAGTATATCCTTAAATCAGGGCGAAATATTAAGATATGATGGTGGTCCAGGATCTGCTTTAGGGGTAGGACAAACAAGTTTAAAAAGAGTAACTGATACCAATAATATAGAACCTTTTCTTTATAATTATAGTGAGTTAGTTAGTGCTGGGGATTCTAAAACTTCAAAAGACCAAATACTACCAGATTTTAGAGCAATAAAAGATCCTTCATCTCCAAACTCAATAATATCTACTACTTTAGATTATACTAGAGATAATATAGAAAATAGGGTACATTTAGGTAATCCTGGAAGAAGAAATAAAAATTTATCTAACTATAATATTGGAACCGGAGATGGTCCTTTAGATAAAATAAATGCTTTACCTTTATATCTTTCTAGTAAGGTAGTAGGTTCTTATAAAGGTGATAATATTAAAAATGATTTAATAAAATTTAGAATAGGTATATTAAGTAATGAGTATGATACATTATTAACTTATATACATTTTAGAGCTTATATAGATAGCTTCTCAGATAATTATTCAGCAGGTTGGAATGAAGAAAAATTTATGGGTAGAGCCGAATCTTTTTATAGGTATGATTCCTTCAATAGATCAATATCCATGGGTTGGACTTTAGCAGCACAATCAGTAGATGAATTAATACCTATGTACCAAAAATTAAACTTTTTAGCTTCTAGTTTAGCCCCTGATTATAGTCAAGATGGATATATGCAAGGAAATATTGCTTATTTAACTTTTGGAGGTTATTGTTATGAACAACCAGGTGTAATTACAGGTTTAAATTTATCATATCCTAAAGAATCACCATTTGAAATTGATACCAATAGTAAATCTGACAATAATGATGGAGGGAAAAAAACCAAAGAATTACCTCATATTATGACTGTTAGTGGGTTTGAATTTAAACCTATTCACAATTTTGTACCAAGAATTCAACAAAATGAATACGATGGCCTTCTAGAAGGAGGAGCATCATTTATATCTAAATTTGGTGATCAAAGATATATAGCCCTAGAAAACAAAAATGGAAATAGTTATGATGGGTCAGGAGGTTCAGAAAACTTTACAGTACCTTCTTCTAAAAAGGAACAAGAACCAGCTTCTACGGATATTGATAAAACAAAAGAGGCAATAGGTACAAATACTAATCAAACATTAATATAATGGGTAGATACTCAAACACAGATTTATTAGGAAATACTTATTTATATTATGGGACTACTAAATATCCATCTCCTCCTTTATCTTCTTCCGATATATATGTTATTACTCAAGAAGGTGATAGATATGATCAATTAGCTCAAAAACATTATGGGGATTCTAGTTTATGGTGGATTATTTCTTTATCAAACCCAAATTTAAAACAAAACTCATATTTCCCACCAGTAGGGATACAAATAAGAATCCCACAAAATTTACCAGCTATATTAAGTAGTTTTAAACAGTTAAATGACAGATAGTTATGACCGGAAATTTATTAGGTGAAGAGTTTAATGATTATGTATTCAAACAAATCAAAGATAGACAACTCCTTATGGGGACGGGGTATGATGTAACAAACTTATCATCCAACAACCTTCTTTCCCCACGAGAAATTAATGTATTAAATAATAAAAATTCCTTTATTAAATTAGCATCCGGAGTTAATTTTTTTGATACTATTATACCACCTACTTTCGACGAAGCATATCAAGCAGGAGCATTAGGTGATGATGCAATTTATGAATGGTCTCAAAGGCATAGACTTAAAGATACCCCTGAAGAAATAGCAGGAGGTTATATAATATTAGATCAGGGAAGAGAAAATTTTAAACTATATAAAGCTCAAATTGAACAAAATATTTTAAACCAACGAAAACAAGGTGAACAAAAACTTAGAAATATTGGGTTTGACGAAAAACAAATATCTTCCTTTTCTCAAACCAATAAACTTGCTCAAAACGCGGTTTTATATTCTGGTTTAACTTCCTTAGACCCTCAAACTAAAACATTAACCCCAAGATCAGGAATTTCAGAAGACATAAACTCTCTTTGGAATCAAAATTCAGCCTATGGGTTGGGTGGGAAACAATTTGGATTTCAACCTATGCCGGGTATTACTTCAGCAACCATAAATTGTATAAATAGAGGATCAATTAGAACTGCAACTATACAAATAAAAGCATATAATACCTTTCAATTTCAATTAATTGAACTATTATATTTAAAGTTAGGTTTTACTATGATGTTAGAATGGGGGCATACTAAATTTATAAATAATGGGTTTGTAGACCCTATGGGGTCAACACTAATTGAAGATAGTTTTTTTAATACAACAGAACAAACTCAATTACAAGTATTAAAAGATATTGAATCTTATAGAAAAAAGTATGTAGGTAATTATGATGGTTTTTTTGGAAGGGTAACTAATTTTTCTTGGGATTTTTCTCCAAATGGTACTTATAATATTACTTTAAAATTAATAACTTTAGGAGATATTGTAGAATCTTTACAAATAAATATCCCCTCACCTATAAATAGTTTTACATCAGGAGACAATGATAGTTCTTCTAAAGTTAATGCTCCTACTACAATAGATACATGGTTAGATAAATGGACAAAACGTAACGCTAGGGTTAGTGGTACTACAATCCCATACAAACCAAATAAAAACTATCTAAACCTTTTAAATGCTAACTATGAGAACCAAGCAGGAGATGAAATATTTAGATATACTAACTCAGATGGAACTGTTACTACAGGTCTAGGTTTTGAAATTAAGGCAAACATTTTTACTCAAGAATCTAAAAAGTTAAAGGACTCGGAAGAAGAATTTAGTTCTAAAGAAGTACTAAGGAGAGCAAATGAGGAGTGGACGTTATTTCAATCTCAAATTAATTCAACCTTTAATCTTAATGGGGGGTTAACAAAAATGAATAGTTATTATACTACGTTTGGTAATTTATTAAAAAACATTGCAGATAGTGTTATACCTAGAGTAATAAATGGTGATGAAAGCTCTCCTATTTTAATTATTGGGACCGATGAAAAAATTAATATAGTTAGTGCACAACCAAACCAAGTATCATTTGATCTTAGTGTATGTTATATTAAACCCCAAGTAAGTGCCGATGGAGTAAATATGCCCCAATTTTTATTAAAAGATAGTATAAAGGATTTTTTTGTGTTAGAAAAAGAAGGAAACCAAGATATACTTTATGGTCAGCTAATGAATATATATTTAAACTTTGATTTTATAAAAGCATGTTTAAGAAAAAATACATCAAAAGACGGGACTTTAAGTTTATTTAATTTTTTAACTGGAATTTGTGATGGGATTAATAGTTCCCTAGGTAATGTAAATAAAATAGAACCCATAATTAATTCTGAAATAAATGAATTGGTTTTTATAGATCAAAACCCTATAAGGGGTAATAGTGATGTATTAAAAAAACTTTTAGATAAAGTACCTTCCCCCCAAGAAATAGTACCTTTAGAAGTATTTGGTTTTAATACTACTTCTGGAAATTCTGTTTCAAACTTTGTAAAAAGCTTTAAATTTGAATCAAAAATCCCATCTAATTTAGCTAGTATGATATCTATAGGAACAACTGCTGGGGGTTCTTCATCTAAAGTTATTGATGGTACTGCTTTTTCTTCAATAAATTCTGGACTAATAGATAGATTTCAAAAACAAATATTACCTGCTCCAAATTTTCCAAACCCTGTTGAAGAAGCAAAAATGGTAGAAAAAGCACAAGAAGAGGATATAGATTCAAAATTTGAAATTTTTTGGGGAGTTAGAATTAAAGATGTACTTTTTACATCACAATATGGTGTACAAAACAGGAGTCTTTCTCAAGGTCGTACAGGTAATACCCTTAGAGATAAAATTAACGCAGATACAGAACGTAATTTGGGTGTAGGTAATTCTCTAAGATGGTATATATTAAATGGAAGTGTACAAGCCGCGGGTCAATATGGTTCCCCAAAAGATGTAAAATCAGGAGTATATAATGGTTATAGATTTGATAAATTAACTTATAGTGAGGCATTAAAAGGTTTTAAAGAATTTAAAGAGGGTAAAGGAAAAGATGTGTTATCCGAAAATGATATCGATCTTTCAACTTCATATCAAACTTGGTTAATATACGCCTTTTCTGGAGGTATTGCAGGTAAAAAAGATGTAAATGGGAATGCCTTTACTATAGGTACTAATAGAGCACAATATCTTAATATTGAAAATAAAGATTTTTTTAAAAAAGGTAAACAAGCCTTTAAAGAATATATTAGATTAAGAGACCAAAAGGCCTATAGAATAACAGGTACCCCTTCAAACCAATCAGGTTTTATTCCAGTAGAATTAAGTATAACTTTAGATGGTATATCTGGGGTTAAAATATACCAAAAATTAAACATAAATCAAAAGTTTTTACCCCAAGAATACCAAACAAATAGTATAACGGGTACTTTAGATTTTATAATAAAAAAAGTAGATCATAAATTATCGGATAATAAATGGGAAACAAACTTATCTACCCTTAGTATACCACCATCTAGGACTATAAACAATAAAAATCTAGATGCCGGTATATTTAACGAAGGGAAAACAGTAGTGGGTACAAATCAAAGTCAAAATCAAGATAATCGAGAAGTAATTTCATCATACCCTGAATTACCTTTAATATCACCACCACCACCCCCTAATCTACTTACATACGAAAATGCAGTTAAAATTTTAAATAAAATTTCCAAACCCTCTATAGGAAAAGCAGTGTTTGCAGTTCTCTATGCAGAAGCATCTAAAAAAGGACAAGCATTTAGCTCAGCTGGTGGTTTTAATTATGCTGGGGTTCAAACAGATGTTAATTATAATGGTAAAGCTATAAGATGGGGTGGGGGATCTAGCAAATATATTACTGCAAGATATGTAAGACCAGATGCCGAAAGAAAAAGAGAGTTTGCTGTTTTTGAAAATGACCAAGCCTTTTTAGAATTTATGGTTAGTAGAATAACATCTAAAGGGTTTAATGGAAATGATGGTGATAGTTGGACTAATACATATATTAATAAATGGTGGTCCCCAGCTGATAAGGCACAATATACTAAGGGGACAACTAAATTTAATCAAAAACTATCTATCTACAATTCATCCCAAGCTAAATATAAACTATATACATAATAATGTACTACCCAAAATCACAAATACAAGAAGGTTTATACACTAGTGGAGGTGAATACATGATAGTTTCTACATCAGAACCTTATACTGGTTACTACTACCAAGTATCAAACAACCAACGCTTTACAGGTAAAAACCCATCTACACCACCTAATAACCAATTGGTGAATATACCACCATCACAAACCCCAAATAGGGAAGGTACTGATGTTGGGTCTGGGATACAGGATACATCTGACAATTCTTCCTTTTGGTCTTACCAATACCAAACTTTAAAAAAACAACAAGGAATTATATTAAAAACACCACCTTCAACCCCATTACAAACAATCCCACTCCCAACGAGTAATGATTATTCTAATGGTTTCTTTAATAGGTACTTTTTATACAATTTTAAGAATAATTCCACTATAGAAACTAATAAATCTACTTATACCCAATTTACAACAAAATCCCCAAAGGTGCAAATTGATATGTTTACTCCATTAAAAGTATTTTGGAGTTTAACCGGAAAATTAAATATAGTTTATAAATCAAACAATAGTAATATAATTAGTATAGAACAAACCAATAAAGTTTATGGGTTTAGTAATTATTTTAAGAAAAAATATACTCAATATTATCAATATAGTAAAAATGAAAACATTTATAGTAATGGGGAGGAATTAAAATATTCTAAATCTAAAAAACCATATATTGGTTATTATCATATCCACCCAACAAAAGGGCCAATGGTAGGAAGACAACATACTATGGAAGCTCATGATTATTTGGAGTTTGCACAAACTGGTTCTATATTAAACCCACTAACCCCTACTATTCAATCCGGTTCATATGAAGAGCCTTCTAAGACGATTACAAATACATTTGGAGGCTACTAAAAGCATTCGTATATTAGGGTAAAATAAAGGTATATGTACTGGCTTGTAGAAAACGAGGAACAGTTAAATGTTTTGATAAATAGTGGTTATAAAAAAGCTTTCATTGAGGTAATACCTTATAATGATACGATACACCCTGTACTAAATCACGTAAGTTTAGTGTATATTAGACCAATTGAAGCGAGCAAAGGCTTTATGGTATGTGTTACGCATAGTGAGTCTTTAAATGTTTTAAATACGCGTGTAAACGAATTGATAGATAAGTTTGAAGTGTTGTATTGCCGAGATAAAAAAGAAATATTACATTATTTCCCAAACAAAACTCTTTATGACATAACACCACCTCCTCATACATATATACGCCCATCTACACCAACACATGAGTTATATTATAGTAAACACAAGGATAACCATGAGTTAAACCTAATTATACCGATTGTTAAACACTATGAAATATGTGAGACAATTTTTGGAGATCTAAAAGCGAATATTAACAGAAAAAAAACAAAATATGATGACTTCTTTAACAGTAGAGTATCCGTGGTATTCAACGCCATCGAGAGAAATGGCATACGCATACACAATGACACCTTCAGTGAATACTTCCACGAGGTTGACGGTGAATACGTCCACACTCAGTTCAACTTAAAAACAACAACAACAAGACCATCAAATAAATTTAAAAATGTAAATTATGCAGCACTTAATAAAGAAAATGGATGTAGGAAAAGTTTTATACCACGTAATAATAGGTTCGTGGAAATTGATATTAGTGCTTATCACCCTAGTTTGGCTGCTAATCTCATTGGTTATGCTTTTACCACTGTTGATATTCACTCTCACTTTGCATCCTTATATGGCGTGGATTATAAAAAATCGAAAGAACTTACCTTCAAACAGCTCTATGGAGGCGTTTTTGAAAATTACAAAGGTCTGGAATTCTTTCAAAAAATAGAAAAATACGTAGGAGAAGCATGGCGTAAATTTGAAAGCGACGGGTTTATAGAATGTGAAATTTCTGGATATAGATATAAAAAGGAAAATTTACAAAACATGAATCCACAAAAATTATTTAATTATTTGCTACAAAATTTGGAGACGTCAATGAATGTTCGTATATTATGGGATATGTGTGGTATATTGCGGAAATGCAAAACAAAGCTAGTACTTTACACATATGATTCATTTTTGTTTGATTTAGATAACAGTGAAGAAGGCATATTAGAAGAGATTAGAGAAGTATTTAAAAAATATAAATTAAACATTAAAGAAATAGAAGGTTATGACTACAATTTTACAGAATAGTACCAATATGTATAATGCGGAATATGATGTTATTACTAACATCCAAAACGCAGGAGACTTGAATAATAAATTATTTTGTACCTTTACCGACTTAGAAGGTTTAGATACGCTTATAGAAGAAATACAATCAAAGTATACAATCATATATAATAAAATGTTTGTGCTTGAAATTGTAGGAAAAAACGAATATGTTGTAACATATAACGTAGACCAAGGGAATGTCCAAACAATCCCTGATAATACTATTCTGGTTCATAGAAAAAAAGAATCTAATACCTTGTATACTATTAACGCCCTTAACGAATTAATTAAGAAATTAAATGGGGGTGTTGTTGATACTAAATATAAAGTTGATTGGCAACATTATAAAAATTGTGTTTTACTTACCCAACACAATGATTTAAATCAATTAAATACAAAAATACACAAAATAATTGAAATATAATTTGGTTCCCCAAAATATAGTTCGTATATTCAGTTACATATAAACAGTTATAATTAAAAATAAGTTACATTATGGATTTAAATGCACTAAAGCAAAAATTGGATACCCTCCAATCAAAACCACAGGGTGGTCAAAAGACCGATTACTCATTAATTTATTGGAAACCTACATTAGGTAAACAACAAGTTAGAATTGTACCATCAGCGTATGATGCTACAAACCCATTTACAGAACTTAAGTTCTATTATGGTATTACTAATAAAGTAATGATCTCACCAGCTAATTTTGGTGAAAAAGACCCAATTGCTCTATTTGCTGGGAAACTACGTGAAGGAGAGTATAACAAAGAAAATTATGTATTAGCTAAAAAGTTAGATGCTAAAAACCGTGTTTTTGTTCCCGTTATAGTACGTGGAGAAGAAGATAAAGGTGTTAGATTATGGCAATTTGGTAAAATGGTATATGAAGAATTATTAGCACTTGCTGTTGATGATGAAATTGGAGATTACACTGATATTGTAGGTGGAAGAGACCTCACAGTAGAAACAGTAGGACCAGAAGCAACAGGAACTCCTTATAATAAATCATCAGTACGTGTTAGACTAAAAACTTCACCACTTAGTGAAGATGCTTCATTAGTAGAAAAATGGACAAGTGAGCAACCAAACCCTAAAGGGGATTTATTTAAGCGTTATTCATTTGAAGATATGAAATCTGCATTAGAAAAATGGTTATCACCAGAGGAGGATTCGGAAGAAATAGTTTCATCTCCTGTAACATCAAACCCATCTACTAATTTTAGTTTAGATACTTCAAAAGCTAAACAAAGTAAAGTAGACCAATTTGATTCATTATTTGATGATAAAAAAAGTAATGATAACGATGATCTTCCTTTCTAAATATGGCAAAAAAATCAACAAAGTCTCTCTCAGCAGCAGTGTCTGCTGAGATCAAGAGCAAATTTGATCTTAATAAGTTTAAAGCTTCTAAAGGTTTAAATAAAAACGTTAAATTTAAGGAACAAAAATGGATTCCATTATCACCAGCATTTCAAGAAGTATCTGGAGTACCTGGTATTCCAATGGGACATATAGTATTACTTAGAGGACATTCTGATACTGGTAAAACTACAGCGTTATTAGAAGCAGCAGTATCTGCACAAGATATGGGAATTTTACCTGTATTTATCATTACCGAGATGAAATGGAATTGGGAACACGCAGCTCAGATGGGGTTAAAAGTTAATTTAATCAAGGATGATGAAGGTAATGTTATAGATTATGAAGGTGACTTTATCTATGTTGATAGAGAAACTGTACATACTGTAGAAGATGTAGCTGCATTTATAATGGATTTACAAAACGAACAGAAAAATGGTAATCTACCAACAGATTTAGCTTTCTTTTGGGATTCAATTGGATCAATTCCGTGTGCTATGTCAGTTGAAAAACTGAAGAATAACAATGAATGGAATGCTGGAGCAATGTCAACACAATTTGGTAATACAGTAAACCAAAGTATTGTAATGTCTCGTAAAGAATCATCACCATATACTAACAGTTTAATTGCTATTAACAAAGTATGGACCGCTAAAGCAGAATCACCTATGGGTCAACCAAAAATGATGAACAAAGGTGGAATGGCTATGTGGTATGACGCAACATTTGTAGTTACATTTGGTAATGTTTCAAACGCTGGTACATCTAAAATTAAAGCAATTAAAGGTGGTAAGCAAGTTGAATGGGGTAAACGTACTAATTTACAAATTGACAAAAACCATGTTAATGGTATAGCAGCAAGAGGTAAAATTGTTATGACTTCTCATGGATTTATCGAAGATACAGATAAAGATAAAAATGCTTATAAAAAAGCACATGCAGATGAATGGTCTAAAATCCTAGGAGGAGGAACATTCAAGATTGTAGAAGATGATGAAGATGTAACCCCAGTCCTTTACGACGTACAGGACCTATAAACACAAACATGAAGCACAAAGAGTTATTTAGTCTCTTGGATAATATTCAAGAAGACCAGGAAGTACCTACCCAAAATAGGCATGATAGAGTATTAATCTTAGATGGTTTAAATCTATTTTTTAGAAATTTTGCCATGATGAATATGGTTAACCCCGATGGGATTCATATTGGAGGGTTAGGTGGTTTCTTCCGCTCTTTAGGTGCAATGATCAGACAAACAAACCCAACATCTGTTTATGTAGTATTCGATGGGCAAGGTTCTACGGTAAACCGTAAGAACCTGCTCTCCGAGTACAAGGGGACAAGAAATTTATCAAGGATTACTAATTGGGAAGCATTTGACAATATTGAGGAAGAACATGATTCAAAAATTGACCAGATCGTCCGTATTATCCAATATTTAAAATTACTACCAGTTAAAACTACTATCCTCGATAAAGTTGAAGCGGATGATATTATAGCAGTATTAGCTGAAAAATTAGTAGAAAAACATGATTCGACTTGTTTTATTGTATCTAGTGATAAGGATTTCTTACAACTAGTAACTGATAAGATTATTGTGTATAGACCAATGGAGAAAGAATACTACACTCCAAAAGTTGTAGAAGAGAAATTTGGTTTACTACCTCATAACTTTATTTTACATAAAACCCTACTAGGTGACAATTCAGATAATATTAAAGGTATTAAAGGTTTAGGTGCTAAAGGTATATTTAAAAAATTCCCTGAATTAAAAACTCAAGAATTAAATTTAGATGATATTTTCGACATTTCTGCTAGGAAATACAAAGAACATATTGTATATTCACGTATAGTTCAGGAACGATCTCGTATTGAAACCAATTATAAAGTAATGGATTTAAGCGTACCCATGATTGATGATAAAGGTAAAGAACATATTGATAAATTAATAACTGAGGATTTACCTGATTTTAACCCTGAAATGTTTATTTCGTTTTACAATGAAGATAAATTAGGAGGTATGATCAGAAATTTAGATTCGTGGTTAAAAGATATATTTGCTATGTTTCCAACTTACAAATAATAAAATAAAAAGGTTATAGATGACATTAAATAGCATAAACCAATACGGACACGATTTTCAAATTAAAGTGTTATCATCCTTATTAACACATAAAGAATTTTTAGTTAACATCCATGATATTATATCAGAAGAATACTTTGAAAACCAGGCGCAAAAGTGGGCTATTAAAGAAGTTTTAAGGTATTATGATAAATACCATACCACCCCTTCTTTAGATATATTAAAGGTAGAACTACTAAAAATAGATAATGAAGTATTACAGTTATCTATTAAAGAACAACTTAAATTAGCATATGTAACCTCAGATGATGATTTAGAATATGTTCAAGAAGAATTTACAAATTTTTGTAAAAACCAACAATTAAAGAAGGCTTTAATGTCATCTGTGGATTTATTGAAAGCAGGAGATTTTGATGGTATTCGTTTTATTGTAGATAATGCTTTAAAAGCAGGACAAGATAAAAATATAGGACATGAATATATTAAAGATATTGAAGAACGTTATAGAGAAAATTCAAGAGAAACTGTTCCAACCCCTTGGCCTAAAATTAATCAATTATTACAAGGTGGACTTGGAAATGGAGACTTTGGTCTTATATTTGGTAATCCAGGAGGTGGTAAATCTTGGTCATTAGTATCATTAGGAGGACATGCTGTTAGATTAGGTTATAATGTGCTTCATTATACCTTGGAGCTAGGAGAAGAATATGTTGGTAAACGATATGATGCCTTTTTTACTAAAATACCAGTTAATAAAATAGATTCTCACAGAGATCAAGTAGAAGAACTTATACCCCAATTACCTGGTAAGTTAATTATTAAAGAATACCCAACAGGACGTGCATCTGTATCCACTATTGAATCTCATATTGCAAAAAGTACGAGCATGGGGGTTAAACCTGATCTGGTAATTATTGATTATGTAGATCTACTTTCATCAAGAAAAACAAATCGTGAGCGTAAAGATGAAATTGATGATATTTATACAAGTACTAAAGGATTAGCTAGACAACTTGATATACCAATTTGGTCTGTTTCACAAGTTAATCGTGCGGGTGCAAATGACAATGTTATCCAAGGAGATAAGGCTGCAGGATCTTATGATAAGATTATGATTACTGATTTTTGTATGTCTCTTTCTCGTAAAAAAGAAGATAAAGTTAATAATACAGGTAGATTTCATTTAATGAAAAATAGATACGGTATGGATGGTATTACTTTTGGTATAGAAGCAGATACATCTACTGGTCATTTTACTATAAAAGATGAATATATTGAAGGAGAAGAATCTGAAAGTTTTGCACCTTCTTCTAAATCTAACAAGTTTGATACTGATGTCGATACTTTTGATAAACAACTGTTACGTAAGAAATTTTTTGAATTAAACCCTTAATATTAAATAAACACAATAAATGGCAAAAAGAGACATTACTAAAGAAAGAATTGTTTACAAACCTTTTGAATACCAAGAAGCATCAGATTATTGGTTAAAACAACATCAAGCACATTGGTTACATACAGAAGTACCTATGATGTCAGATGTTAATGATTGGAAACAAAATTTAACAGAATCTGAAAAAAATATTATTGGTACTATCTTAAAAGGATTTGCTCAAACTGAAACTGTTGTAAATGATTATTGGACTAATTTAGTAACAAGTTGGTTTAGAAAACCTGAAATAATTAAAATGGCTGTTACATTTGGTGCTTTTGAAACCATTCATGCTGAAGCTTATTCTTTATTAAATGAGGAATTAGGATTAGATAACTTTGCTGAGTTTTTAGAAGATGAAGCAACAATGGCTAAAATTGAAGCATTAACTACCGTAAGAGATTCTCATGATGGAACCCCAAATTGGCATGAGAGAGCAAAATCATTAGCAATATTTTCAGCATTTACAGAAGGTGTTAATTTATTTAGTTCATTTGCTGTTTTATTATCATTTAAATTAGATAATAAACTTAAAGGAGTAGGACAAATTGTAGAATGGAGTATCAGAGATGAGTCATTACATTCAGATGCTGGTTGTTGGTTGTTTAGAACATTAATGGATGAAAAACCTGAATACAACACCCCAGAATTAAAAAAAGACATTGAAGAAGCAGCATTATTATCCTTAAAACTAGAATTAGATTTTATTGATAAAGTGTATGAAATGGGGGATCTACCAGGTTGTCCAAAATATGATCTAACTTCTTTTATTAAACATAGAGTAAACACTAAAATGAGTGATTTAGGGTATGGACCTATCGTTAATGGTATAGATAAAGATGCAGTGAAAAGAATGAAATGGTTTGATAGTTTATCTGGAGGTAAACAACACACAGATTTCTTCGCAAATAGAGTAACGAATTATAGTAAAGGAGTCCAAAATTGGGACGCAGGATCATTATTTTAAAATATGGAAAACAACGCACTACAAGTAGATTATAGTAACTGGGAAGCTGGAAAACAGTACCCAGAATGGATGGATGAAATTTCACTAGCTACAATTTCTAAAGGTTATCTATTACCTAATGAAACCGTAAGAACAGCTTATAAGAGAGTATCAAATGCAGCGGCTAATAGACTTAAAAAACCAGAACTAGCAAATAAATTCTTCAAAATAATGTGGAATGGATGGTTAGGATTAGCATCACCTGTGTTGTCAAATATGGGAACTGATAGAGGTTTACCTATTTCGTGTTTTGGTGTTGATACACCTGATTCAATACGTGGAATCGGTTTAACTAACGCGGAACTAATGAAGTTAACAGCATCCGGTGGTGGTGTAGGTATTTCGTTATCTCGCATTAGAGAACGTGGAGAAGGAATTACTGGAAATGGTAAAAGTGAAGGTGTAGTGCCGTGGGCTAAAATATTTGATTCATCAATTATAGCAACTAACCAAGGAAATGTAAGAAGAGGGGCAGCATCTGTCAATTTAGATATTGAACATGGAGACATTGATGAGTTTTTACAAATTCGTAGACCTAAAGGTGATCCTAATAGACAATGTCTTAACTTACACCAATGTGTTGTTGTAGGTGATTCATTTATGAGAAAATTAGAAGCAAGAGATCCAGAATCAATGAATAAATGGGCTACTGTTTTAAAATCTAGAATGGAAACAGGTGAACCTTATATAATGTATAAGGATAATGTTAATAAAGATAACCCAATTGCTTATAGGTTAAACAATTTAGAAGTATCAATGACAAATATTTGTTCTGAAATTACCTTATTTACGGATGAAGAACATTCATTTATTTGTTGTTTATCTTCGATGAATTTAGCAAAATATGATGAGTGGAAAGATACAGATGCCGTTGAGTTAGCCACTTGGTTCTTAGATGGTGTAATGCAAGAATTTATTGATAAATCAGCTGGTAAAACCTCATTAGAAAGGACATATAATCATGCTCGTAAAGGTCGTGCTTTAGGTTTAGGTGTAATGGGTTGGCATTCGTTTTTACAACAAAAAGGATTACCTTTTAACTCTATAGCATCCACAGCTCACACACATAACATATTTTCAGATATTAGGGGTAAAGCAGAAAAGGCATCAATGGCTTTAGCTCAAGAATATGGAGAACCATTATGGTGTAGAGGGACAGGTATGAGAAATACTCATTTGTTAGCTATAGCACCAACAGTATCAAATTCAGTAATTGTAGGTGGTATCAGTGCAGGTATTGAACCTTTACCCGCTAATATTTATACATTTAATGGTGCTAAAGGAACATTTATCCGTAAAAATAAAGAATTACAGAAAATTTTAATTGAAAAAGGAGAAGATAAAGATAAATGGTGGGATGTAATGTTAGAACAAGAGGGCTCAGCACAAGGCCTACCAGATAATGTTTTAACCCCTGAAGAAAAAGAATTATTTCTAACATTTCCTGAAATTAATCAATTAGAATTAGTTAGACAAGCAGCAATCAGACAACGTTATATTGATCAAACACAATCATTAAACCTATCATTTGATGTTAATGATTCACCAAAATGGATTAATCAGGTACATTTAGAGGGGTGGAAATTAGGTATTAAAACATTTTATTACTTAAGAACAGATTCAGTAATTAAAGGAGATTTAGGATCAAGAATGGCAGATTGTGTAGCTTGTGATGGTTAGTAATATGTATGATATGGAATTCCACCAAACTTCATAGTTGCTAGTTACATTTTGTTTAACTAAAATCATATAT